TAGTATTAAAACTTTCTTACCTCTGACTAATACAGTAGCTTTTAAGACTTCATTCCATGCTTCAGGCTTAAAGAATGCGAACTCATCGCAAATTAAAGCGTCAAAGGTTTCTCCTCTTATGCTATCGTAGGCATCTGCACTATAAAACTGTACAGTACTACCTGTATCGAATTCTAATATTAAGTCTCCTTTGTTTACGTTGGTAATAAATGGGCAGCCTATTACAGCTTTCTCTATGTCCTTAAAAACTTTCTTTGCTTGTTTGTAGATAGGAGATACCCAGCCTATCTTCCAGTGGCTATTTTCTAGCGCCCATTTTATACTTTGATTTTCGCCTAGTGTAGACTTACCAAATTGCCGACCTATAGAAACTATACAATACTTTATATCTGTGTCTAAGGCTTTATGTATCTCCCTCTGCTTTGGGTGTGGTCTATATAAATCTACCTCCTCCAATTTATCCCCAGTTTGTCTTATAAGTTTTCACAGTATGCTTATGCTCTATCACCTCAGGTTCATTCAATCCCATCATTTTGGATATTGCTTCTAAGGCTCTTATTTTGTCTGTGTTCTTAGTTTGGTTCATGATTCTATAAAAGGCTTGTTTGTCCTCCTTAGTTAGCGTGTTATCTGCTCCTAGTTGGAATGTGTAGTCTGCATCGCTTATAATTTCTAAGTAACCTTTTAAGATAAAAGCTCTGTCTATTCCATGCTGTACGCTTACCTCTCCCTTTAGTTTTTGAATAGTTAGTGCGATGTTAGTTTGGTTTGCTAACTGTGAAGCATTAATTCTTAGCCACTCAGCATCCTTTTTAGTCGGTTTAAAAGCTTGTCTATACGCTTCTGTTTGATTACCTAGTGTAACACATAGCTCTGCGAATTTCTGTTCCTTAGGTGTTAGCTCCTTATCCATAGAAAGCAGTCTTTTCTAGTTTAAACTTTCCTACTCCGTTCTCATTAAAAGAACAGATTATATACTTCTTAGTCTCATGACTTATGTATATTTTTTTGTCTTTGTATGTGTATTCTTTGCTCCAGTCCATTGCTTCATATTCTTTTACCATTCTGCTCTATTCTATTTCTGTTTAACATTTGTTCGTTTACCTCGCTATTTTGCACTACTTCAAAAATAAAGTTACTGGGTAAGTATTTCCACCTCTGAATTAAAGAGGCATACTGTAGAGCCTTATAGTGTTTCTTTTTAATCTTCATATAAATTTATAAAATATACTTCTCCCTCTGTTTCTATAGTAGCATTCGCTGCCCAAATAGTTATATAACCGTTCATGTATTCTGTAACCATGTAAAGCTGTCCGTCCTCGTGAACTTCTAAACAGTAACTATATACATTTTCTTGCTCATCCATTACAACTATATCTTATCTCCTCCATACTCATCGACTAGCTTATTGTAGTTTGCTACCATTCTTTGGTAGTAGCTATTAACACATCTACCGCATCCTATGTTTACTTTGGCATTCTTTTGAGTCTCTATGTACTTAACAAATAAAGTAGCTATTGCCTTGTTTATCTTTGGATCTCTACTAACTGCATTCAATTTCTTATACGCTTTCAAATAAGGCAAGTAGTCTTTTATCTCATCAAATAGTGGGTGGTGCTGTTTAATACCTTTGAACGGTTTTAACTCCTCTATTCCATGTGCTACATCTGGCATAGCATCTAACCACTCTAAGAGGACTTCTTTAGTCATCCCTTTAGTGTTTATTCCTAGCTTAGTTGCATAGCTCTTTAAAGCTCCCCATTTTAACTCTCTGTAGTCCATTAGTCTTGTTTTGCAAAGTATAAAAATATAACCATAAATGATAAGTCCATAAAAGCAATAGTAAAAGTTAAACCAGTCCAGAACGATAAACAATAAGCGCAGCTCAGAGGCTTAAAATCTAAAGTGTAAAGTATCTTACTTATCGGCTCATAAACATATTTAAAACCTTCCTTAGTCGAAAAGGTTTGTTTGAATAAGCTAGTCCATCCTAGTATAGCCAGTATTGAAATTATTATTATACTCATTTGTTTTGCTTTCTTAACTTGTTATAAATACTCTCCATTCGTTCTTTTGCAGTTGCTCTATGTATTCCTGTATGGTCGCTAAATAGTTTTATAGATAAGTTTCTCTTTACTATTTCTTCGACCCAAATACGCTCCATTTCGTCCAGTTGTTTAACTTGCTCTAGGTATTCTTTATAAACGTTATTGCTAATGTACGGAATATCTTTTAATTTTAAGTAGTCTAGCTCAGTAGATTCTCTTAGCACATTATCAAAATGCAAACGGTTAAACTCAGATCCGGACAAGTGAAACATCTTATAAGCTACTACGAAAATAAACCCATCTATCTTATTCAAGTTACTAGGTAGCTCATTCGTTAAAAAGTATATGTTTACCTCCTGCGCTAAGTCTTGCCAAATGTCAGAATGCTTACAGATATTCTTACAAGCAGTTTCTATTACTTGCCTTTTTTCTTTTATAAACTCCTCGTTCACGTCTGTAAATATAGTAATTTTTTTTGTCTTATATTTTTGATAACGTAATTACTAGTTTTAGGTTTCTTTAGGCTCATTCTTTTTTATTAAAATATCTCCTAACTAAATAACCCCTTAATACACTAGCGATAAAAAAAACAAAAGTAATTATTACATTTTGCGATATGGTTACTGGAATGCCTAACAAAGGGTATATTATTATTTGAATAATAAAAGAGGTAACTAAACCTATTACGGTATTAGCTACGCTCTCTATTATACTGTGCTTCTTAGATTGCATTAGGATATTTCTAGTTGTTTAATTTCATCTTTAAACCTTTCTTTAGTTAGAGATAAATTTATCTTAGCTTGTTTAAAATAACTATCCTTTAATTCTATTCCAATAGCTTTACGACCTAAAGATACAGGACTATAAACCTCACTACCTACGCCCATAAAAGGGGTAAGAACTACCTCGCCTTTATTACTGTACATTTCTACTATCCTATCTATAACGTCTAGCTGTAATGGGTGTACGTGCTTTTCGTCATCCTCCTCTCTTGAATCTCTAAAGGGTAATACGTTATCTATTCTTATATCATCCCATACAGAAGATGCGTAACGCTGCCAAATATAGTGACTTAATTTATTACTCTTTGGGTCTTTATGGTCTTTGAAATTTTTATTCAAGTACTCCCATAATTCATCCTCATTTAAATCTGTCTTATTAGCATTATTCCATGCCCTTAAAATATTTGGCAGTACTGGAACTTCTCCAAAATACTTACTTAGTCCGTTCGGATGCGTTACTGGAACTTCGTTATCTCCTTTCTTTGTAAATATTAAAACATAGTCAGGCATAGCAGTAAAGCATTTTGTAGAATCCTCTACTATAAATTTATGCATTAAACTCCTTACCATAGTTCTCATTCGTACTTTCAAAGGTTCTTTCCATATTGTTATACGGTTTCTGTATTCAAAGCCATATTTAGTATGTAGTCTTATTATCTCATTTGGAAAGTCCCAAAGCCTACAAGTATTATCGAAAACATCCGTACAGTGTACAGCAGTAATACGCCCTTTTTTTGTTACTCTAGCAACTTCTTTAATTAAGTATTCGTACTGTTCTAAAAACTGCTCTTTACTTTCGCAGTTGCTAAAATCATTCTCACTACTTGAATAATTATATAATCCTGCAAATGGAGGAGAATAAACAGAAAGGTCTATACTTTCATCTTCTAAAGTTGGCATTACAGACATACAATCTCCATTATAAATAGCGTATTCATCTGTTACTAATTGGTCTTTTACATTGTTTTTCATAGTTATATAAATTTTGGTTTAATTATTTCTTTGTTAAATTCTTTGTTTTTATCTTCAAATACTTGGTTAACATTCTTTGTTAAATTCTCGTATAAGTCTATTGCTTTTTGTGTCTTTTGTTTAAGAGCTTCTAATACTCTAGTCTGTCCATCTGAAATAACCATATCAATAGTTACCTCGTTTTTTTGTCCAAATCTCCAAAACCTTCTAATAGCTTGGTAATACTGTTCGTAGGAATATGTAGGAAAGAATACAGAATGATTACAATGCTGCCAATTTAAACCCATTCCAGTCATCTTAGCTTTAGTTATAATTCTTTTTATTTTACCCTGTGCAAAGTCTAAAAGTATTTTCTCCTTTTTTTCTATCGACATACTACCTAGTATCTCTACTGCTTCCGTATCTAATTCTTTTATTAAACTGCTTTCATCGTTTAGGTTTACCCAGTATACAGATGTTTTACCCTTAGCTAATTCTACAGCTTTTTTACATCTATCCTCTATGGTTTGCTTTTGCTCATGTCTAACCTCTTGAAAACTTTTAGCTATTACGTTAAACATTTGTATTTGTCCTTTACAATCTAACAAAGAATTATTTTTAATTATATGCGTATTGTTTATTAGTTTGGGGAGGTTATACCTTTCGTTACTATATCCAATATCGCTAGGCATTTTTATCATTATACTCCATTG